CCTGTGCAAAAGCAGATTGCCTCGACCCCGAACTGTGCAGGGGTGATCGGCACCATGTCGCCACATTCAGCCGTGTGAGCCGCGTCACGAGCCCACGACCACTTGATACCGTGCTCGCCATTCAAAACAGGCTCACGCGACTGTGGGGGCTTCGTAAGCTCGACCTTAAAAGACTTACCGCCCTTCTTGACGAACCAGCCGCCTGTGCCATCAGGCCGCTCAATCTCGCCGACCTGTTTACCCTGCACCCCGTTTGTGAAATCAAAGACTTTCATGACTGCCCCCCACTATTAAGGTCAGCCAAAGCAATCCGTCCGGCCTCGATATCACGCTTGATCTGCGCTGTGTCCATGCCCAAGAACTTGTTGCGGTATTTGCTGGTAGTGACGCTGTAATCCCAGCGGTCAGCGTCTAGGGTCACGACCCCAGCCGATATATGCCGCTTGGCAATCACGGTTTCATAAGATTGGAAGAACTCAAACTCACCATCAGTAATGATGAACTGGTTTGATACTGGTGCGCCTGTGCGCCCTGTCATTTGTCTTACTTGTGTCATCGCTTAGACCTCCTGTGCGACTGTGTGTCGCAAGGTCTAAGAAATGGTGCTGGCGGAGAGACTCGAACTCCCAACCGCCCGATTACAAATCGGGTGCAGCCACAAGAAAGACCTTGCTTGATCACAGTTAGATCAGGCTTTCACCAAATGTTCAAGCGTTAAGATGTAAATAGCGACACAAAAAGACATCGGCATCCCAAACAGCCAGACAAAGACACCAAAAGCACCCTGCACGCTGCGCGACATGCTCTCAATCGCTCTAGGATCACTCAGGACGGGCTGTGAGTTTATAGGGCTACTAATGTGCACCTATAGAGTGCTTGCGGCTGTGTAGGCTCCCAAGCGGCCTTCAAGATGTGAGAAGTGCTCGCCCAAGAGCCTACAGCTCAACGCTAAACCTATGAAGGTTTTGTGTCCACCTCTAAGAATAACAAAGGTGTCTGGTAGTGTACTCAGGTGGTCAAATGAATAACCGATGATATAAGGTTGCGCTAAGGTAGTAGTTACAGTCAGTCAAATACTAATCTGACAACCTATGACTGCGTGTCGTTCATTAGTGACTTTAGTCAGCATTGGTCAACATAGGCTCAATGTCTCTGGTCAACTCAAGATCACCTTGGTCTGTCTGTCTGTGGTGTTTCTTTAGCTCGACCTTGGTTAACTATGGTTAACTATGGTTTAGCTCCCGTTTTCTCAACAAACGAAAATGGCCCGACCGCAGACAATCTTCAGATCTGTGAGCAAATGGCGCTAATGTCTATGGCTCGGTTCACCGATCTGTTTGCCGATGCGACATCGGCGACCAAGAATTACACAAACATTTCAGTAGCTTACAAGAGATTGACCAGGCGATTTTGGTTCCATCTCGGAGCTTTCGGCCCCCCTCGGCGTCGTCGAGGATCTCAATTTCAAAACAGAGCTAAACCCTGCGTTGTTGTTGTTGTTACAACGGACATTTGTAAGCAGGGACTCCACCTAGAAAAACAAGACCCCCATAGAGGAAACAAGCATGGCGTTAGAATCCGGCACATATATCAACAGCCTTGTCGTTACAAACCCAGCCGCAACTGACGGCCTAGCCGCCGCTGATGACCACATGCGTCTTATCAAAGCCACAATCAAGGCAACTTTCCCGTCACTGACAGGGGCGGTTAACGCGACACACACCGAAGTAAACACAGTGTGTGACGGGGGTACGGCTGCGACTTCAACCACACTTGTTGATGCCGACAGAGTACCAGTCAACGATGACGGAACAATGGTGCAAGTAGCATTAAGTGACGTTAAGACGTACATGCTTGCGGCATCTAATGTCAGTGGGGCCATCACGAAGATAAACAACCTGACCTACCCAACCAGTGATGGCACAAGTGGTCAGTTTATGACTACCAACGGATCTGGAGTTCTCAGCTTTAGCGCAGTGACAACATTTGCCGCTGGTATGCTGGTGCCATTTGCAGGATCATCGGCCCCTACAGGATGGCTACTTTGTTATGGTCAGGCAATCAGCAGATCGACCTACGCTGACCTGTTTACAGCACTAGGCACGACCTATGGTGCCGGAAATGGGTCATCTACCTTTAATCTTCCCGATCTTCGTGGTCGCACCATTGCCGGTCAGGACGACATGGGCGGCTCCAGTGCCAACAGACTGACCAACCAAACTGGTGGTCTGAATGGTGACACCTTGGGTGCTACAGGTGGTACAGAGACGCACACATTGGCACTAACTGAGATGCCTGATAGCTACTACTACAACAACAATCTCCCAGCGGTCGATGACATCACTGACAACTACGCCAATGCCAACTTTACTTGTAATGTTGCTGATACAACTGCCCACACTACCCAAGGTGGCGGTGGCGCACATAATAACGTACAGCCAACCCTGATACTCAACTACATCATAAAGACATAAAGTCATGGCGATCCTTCCAATCCGAGATCTGGGGTCATCTGGTGTTGTTACTGATGTCAGCCCGTATAACATTGGCCTCAATGCTTTCAACAAGGGTTTCAATGTACGTTTCGATGAGGGCAAGGTTCTCCGAGCACCAATCTTTCGTACAGTCAAAAGCAGTCTCGGGTTCACCCCGAGGTTTGTCTACGGCATTGTACCATCCAACGGTTTCGATACCGTGCTCATGTGTTCTGATGCTTGGGTACTCAATGAGTACGCAAGTGGCACAGTTACTGACAGATCTGGTTCCATATCAGGATCATCAGACCCACGCCCCTACACAGGGACTTCACTGGCTGACGTAACCTACATCAACAGACCAGACAGGGTGCCGGTGTACCGGCTGTCGTCAGGTACAAACTTTGCTGATCTCACTAACTGGACAGCTAACTGGAGAGCCAGTTCTCTTAGATCATACGGTGACTTCCTGATTGCTCTGAATATGGTCGAGGGGTCTACCAGCTATCCAACCAGAGTACGCTTTAGTAACTTGGTTACAGCAAATGCAATCCCTGATAGTTGGGATGAGACAGACACAACCAAGTCTGCTGGGTTCAACGATCTGGTACAGATCAAGACAGAGATCATCGACGGTGCAACATTAGGCACCAACTTCATTATATACGCGAGTGACCAAGTGTGGCTGATGGAGTTTGTTGGTGGCACCTTTATCTTCAACTTCAGAAAGCTGTTCACTGATGCTGGTATCATAAACCAGAACTGTGTTGTCGAGGTAGAAGGCAAGCACTATGTGTTTGGTGCCTTCGACATCTATGTCCATGACGGCACATCAAAGCAGTCCATCTGTGACGAGCGAGTAAAGAACTTTATCTACTCCAGCCTAAACAACCAAGATTCTGATAGATGCTTTGTTCAGCATAACCCAACATTAAACGAGATCTACTTCTGTTATAAGTCAGGTGATCAGTATGTCCATTTCCCAAACGCTGATAGGTGCAACAGAGCCGCTGTATATAACTATCGCAACGACACATGGTCATTCATGGATCTACCTAATGTTTCAAGCGGTACTGTAGCTAACGTAAACTCTGTCGCTACCTATGCAACAAGCACGACAACCTATGCCCTCACTGGTGGAACCTACTACCAGCAGCAGGATAGCTACAACAGACACACTTTGATGATCGGTGAAGACATAGCAGCAGACGGGATCACAAGTGACAAGCTGTATGGCGTGGATCTATCGGATGCTGGTCAGATTGCTTTCCAGCTAGATACCGAGGCTACCAAGCCAGTGTATCTTGAGAGAACAGGGCTGGACTTGGATGAGGCTGGGCTGGGAGCATCACAGTATGTTGTCTGCACTCGGATATACCCACAGGCAAACACGGTTAATACAAACGACACAACGATGAACTTCGAGTTTGGTGCATCTGATATTCCAAGAGCAGTACCAACCTACCAGACAGCAGTGACCTTCGATATAGCCACAGACCATAAGATCGATAGCAGGTCTGCTGGTCGATACCTTTCATACCGTGTCAGCCTCAGTGACAACAAAGACTTTGAGATCTCAGGCTTTGACTTAGAGGTGACTGCGACAGGCAGGAGATAACTATGGCTGTAGATGACAAAACTAATGTGGTCATTCAGACATACACAAGAAGCCAGTACCCAGTTCTTTCAGAAGGTATCAGACGATACTTCCAAGATGAGCTACAGCGCATAGAGTCTGCGGTCAGCTCACTGGCTGCGGCTAGTATCCAAGTAGCTGAAGATGCGCCTGAGAATCCAATAAAGGGTATGGTGCGCTATGCAATCAGCCCTTGGAATCCACTAGGCACAGGTTTCAGTGGTCTTGTCGTTTACAACGGCACTGCTTGGGTTGCTGTTTGATGTCAACCAGCGTCCAGCTCAAGGCTTCTGTGGTCGCTCTTGAACATGCGATTAACGATGGCATCTCGGATGGCACACTGACAGATACCG